TTGTGCATGAGACTGACCGAAGCCGAGCTCCCCTTCCGGGGCAGAGACTTCGCCCGGTTCTTCGAGATGGGCGAACGCTGCGCCTCATGGGACGGCGCAAACGGTACGGTGAAGGTCCCGGCATACCTGGTGGGGACCTGCGAGCTGTCCAACCGAGCGAACGGCTACAAGCTCTCCCCGAAGGTCTATGACGCGGAGACGGGCGAAACGCTGGAGGGGCAGGCGCTTCCGGCCCAAAGGGGCGAGGTCGTGCCGATCATGGCGGCTCTGGCCGGGAGAATGTGCGCAGGAGGCGCGCAATGACCGCGAAGCGAAACAGGTCCCATAAGCCCATCCGGGAGCTGCGGAAGGCCCCGAGGACACAAGGCGCAAGCCTCGACAGTCTTCTCCTGGGCTGGCAGGCATTCTGCGAGTGTGCCTTGGACCGCAACGCCGACTGGGCAGGCGTCCCCAAGTGGCAGCAGCGCTACAAGGCCCTGCGTCGGTCAGCCCGAAACCACGGGCGCAAGTTTGGGATTATCGACGCGCTGGAACGGGTTCAGCGCGAATGGGAGGCGCAGGGATGAAAAAGCTCTTCCGCGTGCAGATTTTAGGGATCCCCCCTACGGTGAATCACCTCTACCGGACCTCTCGGAATGGGGTTCGCTATAAGACCCCCCAAGGGCGAGAGTGGCAGAACGTCACCGCCTCCATCATGGCGATGGCGAAAACAAACCGTAAGCCCTACAACGGCGACGTGGCGCTGGAGATCGTCTTCCGGACAGCCGATCGGCGGAAATGGGATATCGACAACAGGGTCAAGGCACTGCAGGACTGCCTCGCCATGGCTGGAGTCATCGAGGACGACCGGCAGATACAGCGCCTTCACGTCGAGCGGCAGCTATGGACACAGACGGCGACGATCGTCACCGTGTTGGAGTTGGAGCCTCATGGCGAGGTCTGATAGGGCCGATATGAGCAGCGTGGTAGGAATCGATCCGGGGGCAACGGGGGCCCTGGTATGGCTGGATGCAAAAGACCTCAAGGTTCGGGGGGTCTGGGATTGCCCTCAGGATGATGTCGAATGGCGGGAACTGATGGAATGCCTTAATTGGGACACGCCTCCATGGCTGGCCGTCGTCGAGCGGCAGCAGTACATGCCGAAGGGCGGTCGGATGCAGGGCGGAAAATCAGCCTTCTCGCTGGGCGTGAACTATGGGATATGGCAGGGGGTCTTGAAAGGGCTGGCAGTCGAGACAATAACGGTCCCACCTACCGCCTGGCAACGATATGTCTATGGCAGTGGGACCGCCGGGGGGCCGAAGGAGCGGGCTCTGCGAAGGGCGAAGGAGCTCTTCCCGGATATGCCGCTTGTCCCTGACGGCTGCCGTGTGGAACGGCACGGACGGGCCGACGCCGCCCTGATCGCCCTCTACGGCGTCGGAGTGCTGAAGAAGCGAGGATTGATATGATGGAGGTGTCGGCATGACCTGGCCGGAAGCATTTGCCACTACGACGGTTCTCGTGGCTGCGATTATCGCGGTGGAGCAAGTTGTGGAAAAGGGCATAGAGGCCGTGAAAGAGATTGGGGTAGCAAGATTGTTGTCGCGGGCAAGGTATGTGGTGCTCCATGACAAGGACTCTTGAGTTAAAAATCGACTGCGGCGAGAAAACATGCGCGTCAAAGCCGGGGGAGTTTTGTCGCTTCTTCCTGCACAGCTTCGGTACCCCGTCCTGTTTTTTGTTCGGCAAGCTCTGGGACGAAGAGAATGGCTGGGTGCGTCGACACGAAGAATGCCTTGCTCTTGAACGCAAAGACGCCTGAAAGGGCACGGCAAGAGAAACAAGGAGGCAAATCATGACGGTTTGGGGGCTTCAGGATCAACTCGCGGAAATAATCGACATGTTGCTGAATTGCTACCCCATGGGGCTCAGGGTGCTGACAGGCGAGGCCTCGCCCCCTGCCCAGGAGGACATCCACCTCATGTACCAGGCCGCGCGCGTCGGTGAAGACCCCGGAATCCCGATGGGCAATCCCGGTACTCCTCCGCCTCATCACATGGATCAGGTCCTGGTGGACGAGCAGAATTTCAACAAGGTCATCGAGCGGTCCGGGGGGTGGAAACACATCACTTCGACCGTTCGGGAGTGGAGCGAGTACAGGCCGAAGACTTGGGCCGTTATAGAGGCGCATGTCACCTGGGTGTCCAAGGGAGGCTTTTCCCGCCTGGACGAGCCCCAGCTTGAGCAGATCGCCGAAAGGCACGGGCTCGCACCGGAGACGGTACAGCGATACCGACGTGAGTTCCCGGACTATATCGCCATAGCCGTCCTGAGAAGCAGGCCGAAATTCGAGCTCGCCGGCCCAGACGGAAAATACCCTGCCGCCTAAGACCCAGTATGAGCCCCATTTGCACGCTTAGCATGAGGCATAAATCGAAACGAATCATAAGAATATCGTTGAGAGCAATCCTTAAACCCGGTCTGTGAGCCTCTTTAATCCTGTGAAAATCGCGCTATTCTGGTAGCGTGCGGTCTTAGGGCGCTCAGGGCGAGTCCGGAGCGCTTTTTTGTTGTGTTTATACCCCATGACCTGAAAGGAGGTGCCGTCGTGGCGAAAAAGAAAGAACGGGGGCTTACTCCGAAACAAAGGCGATTCGTAGAAGAGTACCTGATCGACCTCAACGCCACGGCGGCGGCTCGGAGGGCAGGGTACAGCGAAAAAACAGCGGATAGAATTGGCCCGGATTTGCTTGGGAAAAGTTGTGTTTCCAAGGCAATAGAGGCTGGGAAGGCAAAACGCTCGGCCCGCACCGAGGTTACTCAGGACAGAGTGATTCTGGAGCTGGCTCGAATCGCCTTCCTTGACCCCCGTAAGGTCTTCAAGTGGGGACCCGATGGTGTGACTCTCCTGCCGTCCGATGGACTGACCGAAGACGAAGCTGCCGCAGTCTGTGAGGTGTCTCAGACGTTCAGTGACACCGGCGGCAGTATCAAGGGCAAGGTCCACGACAAGATCAAGGCCCTGGACCTGCTCTGCAAACACTTGGGGATAACAGTGGACAAAAAGAACATAGAGCTTGCCGGTTCCGTCAACATCAAGACCATCGCCGATCTGATGATGGAGTGCGACGATGAAGAAGAACAAGTTGAAGAGGAGGCTTAAGCGTCGGCTTTCCTCTGATCCCGTTTTTTTCGTCAACAATGTGCTTGGCAAGGAGCTCTGGGCAGTCCAGGCCGATATCCTGCGCTCCGTCGAGAGCAGGACGAGGACCGCCGTGCGCTCCTGCCACGGCATTGGGAAGACCTACACGGCGGCCATGACGATCTTGTGGTTCCTGTACGCACATCGCAAGGCCATCGTCCTCTCAACGGCGCCAACATGGCGGCAGGTCGAGAAGCTGATCTGGAAGGAAATCCGGTCGGCCTACCGAGAGTCGGTGTTCCCCCTCGGCGGGAACCTGTTGCCGAAGTCCCCCGAGCTGCATCTTATTCAGGACGAATGGTATGCGGCGGGGCTCTCCACGAATGAGCCTGACCGGTTCCAAGGGTTCCATGAGGAGCATATCCTTGTTGTGGTGGACGAGGCGGCGGGGGTGGACATCGGGATTTTTGAGGCGATCGAGGGCGTGCTCACCTCCGACGGGGCGAGACTCCTGCTTATTGGGAACCCGACGGGTATCGGGGGCCCATTCTACGACGCCTTTGCAAGGCCGGGGTACAACGCAATCCATGTCAGCGCGTTCGATACCCCGAATTTCACAGGCTTCGGCATTACCCCGGACGATATCGCGTCCGGCGAATGGGAGGGCAAGGTCACAGGGCCCCTCCCCTTCCCGCGTCTCATCACCCCGTCTTGGGTGGCGGACCGTTACAGGGCGTGGGGGCCGGATTCCGTCCCGTACCAGGTCCGAGTTATGGGCAACTTCCCGACGCAGGGCGACGACACGCTGATCCCGCTGCTCTGGATAGAGCTGGCGATGGAACGTTGGGAAGAGACCGAGCCGGGCGACCCCGTGGAGATTGGGGTCGACATTGCGGCCTATGGCACGGACAAGACGGTGATCGCCGTGCGCCGGGGTCGGCGCATCGAGCCCCTGCAAGTATACAGCGAGAAGAGCACTACCGAGACCGCGGGGCTGACGAAACGCACGGCGGAAGATTACGACACCAGGACTATAAAGGTCGACGCTATCGGGATAGGCCGCGTTCTTGTCCTGTAGCGTCATGTTGATAGGGTTCTGCGCGGCCATGCGGACACGGTTGATCTCGTTCGCCGTGATCCTGTCCTTCATGAAAATTTGAGGCGGTGTAACGGCGTAGGGCTTCACTGAACGAGCGATATTCACGTTGGACGCGGGGTCGCCCGAGTACCCCATGGGAGCTAGGTTGTAGCTTCCCTCCTCCACCTCGAACACGCAAGTCTCATCCAGCGAGTTGACCTCGTTTTTCCCCAGCCTGCTGGTCAGCAGAAGGGGCTCGGTTCCCCTCATGAGATTGACCGATTCGGTCAACGTCAGGGGGCTGAACATCGCAAGAATCTCATCAAAATCCATTCCCTTCACTCTCCTTCATGATTTTTGGGCACAAAAAAAGGGCGCTCCGTGAAGAAGCGCCCTCGTTTAGTGCGTATTCCGTTCTGCCCTGCTATCCTTGTCAGCTCTGCTGAACGACCTCCAGCGCGAAGCCCCAAACCTCCAGCTGCTCGCGCAGATGGACCTTCTGCTCGTCGGTGAGGTCGGGGAATTTCTTGGCCCCCACAAGCAGACGGTCTTGATCCACCTGCCCGGAGATGCCGATAAGTACCGTGCTCCCCTGGTCGTTCACCTTCACGTTCTCGTCCGCAACGATCCCGAGCCGGGGGCCGGGGATTCCGGTCGCGGCCGCGGCGATGTCGCTCTCCTGAGCCGGGACGAACGTGCCGTCCGCAAACTCCTCCTTCACGATGCTCCCCAAGGGCAGGGGCTTGTCGTCGGGGCTGTCGCCCTTGACCTTCGCCGTCCTGAACCACGTGGCTTCGGGATAGCCCAGCCAGATCGTCCCTGCGAAACGCGACTTATTTCCCTCATGGATTCCCGGCTTCCTGTTGTTCCCGTACATGTCCCGCTACCTCCTTCACTGCACTTTCACGCCGACGCTGGCGGCAATCTGCTCCCCCAGCTTCTTCGCCTTTTCGATATCCGAAAGCTCCACGTTCGGGACGTCGGAGCATCCCTGCTGCCCCATGGGCACCTTGGCCATGGCCTTAAATACCTCGCCGAACACCTTGATCAGCGGGGCATCCTCCTTGTCCGAGAGCTTGATTACGCGCCCCTCGGACAGCAGTACCGGCTTCACCTTCTCCAAAACTGCAGGAGGCACGCCTTTCCCGGTCCATTCGTCGCAGAACGCCTTGACCTCGGTCTCCAGCTTCTCGTGAGCGACCTTGGCCCGCTCCTCCGCTAGGGCCTTCTTCTCGGCCTCCAGCTCAATGATCTTCTGCTGTGCTTCGGCCTCCTTGGCCTTGGACTCCTGGATGCTCGCCTCCAGCTCCTCCCTGGCCTTTTTCTCCCGCTCCTCAGCCTCGCTGAGCTTCTTCTGCAAAAGCTCCACCGGATCCATGTTTCCATTCCTCCCCTTATCAGTTTTTGCCCCCCCGGCCTTGCCGGGAGCGATGTTATCCGCCAACACCAGCGGCTCCATGTAGGGATTGGCAGGTTGATTGACCAGTGCCGCCCCAAGCAGAACGGCCCCCACGGGCTCGTTCGTCTCCTTGTCCATGTAGCTCTCGTCGAACTCCGCGGACATGTACCGGTACTGCTTCTTGTTGATGGCCTCCGCCGTTTCGGCATCCACCATCATGGTGATCTCCAGCCCCTCCGGCTTCGCAGAGATGGCGATGACCTTCCCCGGCGACAACGCCCCGTCCCCGTGCCCGATCTTCACCGGCACCTCGTAGGCCGGGTACTTCCCGAAGTTCGCCTCCATCTTCTGCAACATTGCGTCGCTGACATAAATCTCGCCGTACCGTTTGTCGAAGAATCTCCCGACCGGCAGCAGGTTGTAGATGAAGCGCGTCCCTTCGTCCCCCTTCAGCGCAACCGGGGAGCCGTTATCGACCAATACCGTCTTTCGGCTCATCGCGAAAACCTCACCTCCTCTCCTGTTTTTGGACATAAAAAAGCCCCTCCGAAGAGGGGACACATTCCGGGGGGCTCTATTTCGCGATCATTCCGTTCCGCCGTTCTCCTGCCTGCCGTTTCAGCTTTAGCATGACACGGGCCATGCGGTCAAGCACCTGTTCGTATGCGTCCTCTTCTGCCGCTGTGTTATCGAAAATCAGATGAAGCAGCTCATGCACAATTTTTTCTTCAAGGTCGCACGGGAAAAACCCGTGATAATCCATTGGATCCTTGAGACGTATCACGGCGGCTTCACTGACGGGGGTATAGTCGATCTGCCCCCTGTTGTTTCCAATCTCCGCGCCACGGACAACCCGGACGTCAATACTCCAATGCGCCAGGCCCAAAAGCGCCTGCCATTCATCACACAGATTTTTCAACTCGACTTCGGTCATCTTTGCGTTCGCCTCCTGTTATTATTCCCACATAGGGGGATAAGAAATAGCACGAAGGGGCTTGGCAGGGCCCCTTCTCAAATTCCCGGGCAACAAAAAAGCCCCCTTGCGGGGGCTCAGTGCGGCATTGCGGGAACTTATTGAATCAAAGGATATCTTGTCCGAACTCGTGACCGCCGATCAGCTCAGAAACGGCTTCGCAGAACTGCCAAAACTCCACCCCAGGCTTACTTGTTCCGTGCGGCGGCAACTCATCTATCGGGCCTTTGATGTCGATTGCCCGATCAGGGTAGGTGATCTGGATGTTCCATGAAGGCGGCATCCAATCGAGCACATCTTCATTCTCCCCGGCTATAGGGCGAGACTTCCACTCAAATACGCCCAAAGCATCGAGGCGTTCCCTGAAGCGACGCCAAACATCCTCAGAGGGAGCNGGATATTCGACAGCTCCTTTTGCCTGCCGAAAATACCTGATTACAGGAGAAACATCCTCCCCCCAAAAATCTGCGTCTTCAACCGGGTTGTATTCAACTCTCCGGAAATCCTGGAAGGTTCCGAACGCATTGTTCAGCAAAAAACAAAGATAGACCCGTTCCGGTTTGTGGTCCTCCATCTCTACCCCTCCCCCAAGAGCCTCAGGAATGCTTTTATTATACCGGGGAAAAACTCATTGATGCAGCCTATCCCCTCACGGTCGTTCTGTGCATAAAGCTGGAATAGGTTGGCAAAGGTCTCTCCCTCTGTTTTGCCTGGTATCTTCCAGTATTCGGGGTTATGGCCATATCGGCCTCCTATCTTCCCCGAGGATAAACCGTCGAAGATGTCACTCACAGCTGGATTTCGACCCATTTCTCCCGCCATCACCGCTTGCATGGCGGCTCTTTTTTCGGCCTTTGCTTTTCCATTCCCTCTAAAACTGCTGCGCTCATTCTTAACCGCTTCATAAAAAGCACTTTGGCTTGACGCCATCTCTCCCCGCGCGTTGCTCCCCTTGCAGTGGTCTACAAAATGCCCAAATTCATGGGGAAGAGTTGTAGGCCGCTCAGTCTGTCCAAGCACTATATTCCTTTCGCTTAGACTATAGCGAGATCCCTTCGCGTTTTTATCTCTCAAAAGGCCTTGTAGCTCATCTTTATAAGCCTTGTATGCCTCCTGGATAAACTCCGGAGAATCGCGGAAAGCGTCTCGCAGCTCGGCACCAATATCCGGCGGTACAAGTTTCGGCAGCGACGGATCTTCTATTTCCGGTTCTGGCGGTGGAGATAAAGGTTGTTCCACAGTCCTTCCGGACGGCATAGGCTTCTCAACCTCAACGCGAGGCACAAGAACAGGGAGAGTTGGCTGTATCACCTCCACAATACTTTTGTTGAGCTCCAACACCTCCCGCACAGCCTCGATATCCTCCGGGCGCTGCGTGCCGGGCTCAATATCGTCGAATTCGTGTGAGGTCAGCAGCCCGTCAGGATGCTCGTAAACCGTTGCGCTGAGCAAGATCGAACGGCAGTTAACGTGTAGTGGCGGCGTATTATACGGCAGCCGCGGATCGTCCATCCGCATCACGAGGCCGTGGCGGGCCTGGCACATATCCGTCGTCCGGTCGTCCAGTATCGCGCTGAACTCCACGCCCAGCACGTCGGGATTGCTCTTCATGTCGATCAGCCGCCCCATAGAATCGGCCCGCGTGACCTCCGTTCGGGCTATCGCCTCGACACGATGCTTACCCATGGCCCTGATCTTCGGATCGGCCTCCCGCAGGGCCTCCATACGCTGCTTCAACGTGCTCCCCGTGAACATGCTCTCCCGGACGACGCCCCGCACCTTCTCGAGGATGTCCCTCTCCAGAACCCCCGCCAGCTTCGGCGTGTAGCCCTCGATCCACTTCACGGCGTCCGTGGGGATGACCACATGCCACGCAGGGTCGTCCCCTGCCTTGGCAGCCTTCATGAGCGATTCCAGGAGCTTACGTATCTCCTCGTCATCAAGCTCCGTATCGTCAGCCAGGGTCACACGCCCCCGGTAGCGCTGCCCCCGTGCCGCAGCCCGGCACTCCTGCATGTAGACGTGCTGGAGCCAGTATCCCTGCGCGAGCGCGTGGACCATCACTTCGCGGATGGTGCGCTCGGCGGATGCTGGCAGCTCGGGGACGCTCAGGACCTCGCCGGATGCGATGTCGGATTCGGCTTCCTTCAAGACCTGCGTAATCCACCATTGCACAATGATGTTCAGGTCCCGGGAAAGAAACTGCCCGAGCCTGGAATAGACTCGGGCGGTTCTGCTTATCAAGTTTATGCGCGCTCGTTTCAGGAGGGCGTCGGTTCTTGTTCTTTCGGCTTTCGTTCGAGCTCCCATTTCGGAAAGACAGCCCCTTCCTCCGGCTCCGGCAGCCCCAGAACCTCTCGCATCCACTCACGGTCGCTGTCGGGGTCGACAGCCCCGGCGTTCGCCATATTCAACAGCATCTCAGAGAGCGTCTTCCTCTCTTCCGCCGGGATGGAGTCGGTTATCGCAAACTCGCCATAGCTCTCCTGCGGCCCGAAGTTCCACTCGATCAGCGGGCGCCACAGTTGCTCCAGTTCGCAGTCGATGTACTCCTCCGCCAGGGACACGGCAGTCGCGTTGAATAGCTCCAAATGGACCCGCCCCAGCGAGTATGATCCGCCATTCTCACCCGACGCCAGCAGGGCCGGGAGAAACAAAGCCCGGTAGATTTTCTTGTCGCAAAGCTCGTCTGCCGCCAGGTAGCCGGAGCTGATGTCACCACCCGGCGCTCCCACCGTCTGCACGTCGCTTTTTTCGTTCGTCACTATGTATGCCTTGGAGTTGATGTTGGCGAGCGCTTCTTCCAACTTCCGCCCCGTGCTCTCCGCATCGGCCTTCCCATGCAGGAGCGGCATCCCGTACCGTTCAAGGGCCACAGCCCAGAGCTTTGGGACAGCCCGCTTGAACGCCCACCATCGGTAGCACCGACGCAGGAGCGAATGGCCGTAGGGGGAGTTCCCATTCCCATGGGTCTTGATGAGGCACTTCCCCGCAGGGATCTCGATGTCCTGCCCCATGCCGGACTTCTGCACCACAGTCCCTATACCGTAAGAGTTGTCCGGGAACCTGGCCATCTTGAAAGATATCGTGGACGGGTCGTATACCGGCATAGACGAGAGCACCCAAAGCCCGCCCTCGCTCTTGATCGTGAACTCGGCCACGCCGAACCCAAACGCGAACGAGTTGCGCAGAATGTCCTTGCGAATCTCCGTCATCGTCCCACGAACGCTCTCGATGCAGTGGTCCACGAGGGCCTTGATGCGCGGGTCGTCATGCGAGAACTCCCCGATCTTGGACACCACACGGCCGGCCAGGTACTCCAGTCCCGTCCCGACGCTTTCGTCCTCCTCGAGCATCTGCTTGTAGAACTGCCGGAACTGGTCCGTATTGCGAATGGGCTGGTCCAGGGAGCCCAGGAGCTGCATTATAATTGCGGAATACCCGTATCCGACCGAGCTCGCCGCTTCTCGCGGCGACAGCGCCTCATACCTTTTCCCTTTTACCGCCATGAGAAACCACCGCCGATCTCGTTTTTCTCAAAAAGCCCGGAGGATATCGTCGATCCGCCGGAAAGGGCGAACCCGCCCCTGTTGTGGGGAGCCAGCGCTAGTACGACGGCATCTGCTCTGTCGGGAGAATGCCCGAGCCGCTTCTTCATGTCCGCCTTGGGCTCGATCTGCACTTGCCCGCGCCCCGTCAGCTTGTACTTGACCGCCGCAAGCTCGGCCAGGAGTTCGTCGTCCGGAGGCAGCGCTATGGGATCGGGGTTCCGCGTCACGTCCGGATCAAGGCGATCCCGCAGATTCCACCAAAGCTCGGACCTTAGGTTGAAGAAACGTTCCGGGTCTCCGGAATGTTCCGCGACGTTGACCCCAACATTGTCGAACCCTTCCTCTTCAAGCCGATCCGCCAC